TTATTTGCTCGATGAATGACTGCGCCAGGTATCAAGCCAGGCGCAGATAAACAAAAAGCACAATGCCCCAAGCGCGCACCAGAACACGGCGCTCAACACCCACGCCATCTCCTGCCAGAACGTCCGGTGGGTCACGAAGAACAGCCGCATCGTCACCATGCAGACCGGCGCCGCCAGTATCGCGCCGAGCAAAGGACGCAGCACCCGCCGTCCGGGAGAGAGACAGCTCGCCGCCGCCCCTGGCAGCAAAAAGAAGAGCAGGCCCAGCTCCGGGTTGCCGCTGGCGCGAAATGCCCCTTTCATATGTAACAACAACGATAAGCACACCACAATGAACAGAACGAAGCCACAGATAATGCCGGCCCAACTACGCTCAGATTTCACCGTATCCTCCTGATGTTGCCTCTAACTCACGTCCACGTCGCCCAGTCAGATAAAGCATTTCGGCAATCCATGCCAATAACTCCCCTACCAGCCTAAAAACGATTGTCACTAGCCGCCGCATCCAGGAAGGATTAAACTAGCGGTATATTTTTGCTGGTTATAACAGGGTGCCAGAATAGGTTCGCGACAACGCGAACGCCTGAGCAACCTTAGACCAAATAACCATTTCCTTCAACAACTTACTAGTAAATGAGAAGTTGGCTTTCGTGAATATAAACGTCGCAGATTTGTTAAACGGGAATTACATCCTGTTATTATTCGTTGTACTTGCATTAGGACTATGCCTGGGAAAACTGCGTCTCGGCTCAGTACAACTTGGTAATTCCATTGGCGTTTTAGTCGTTTCTCTATTATTAGGCCAGCAGCATTTCGCGATTAACACCGATGCCCTTAATCTCGGCTTTATGCTGTTTATTTTTTGCGTTGGCGTAGAAGCCGGGCCCAACTTTTTTTCTATTTTTTTCCGCGACGGGAAAAACTACCTGATGCTGGCGCTGGTGATGGTCGGCAGCGCGATGCTGATCGCCATGGTGCTGGGTAAAGTGTTCGGCTGGGATATCGGGCTCACCGCCGGTATGCTGGCAGGCGCCATGACCTCCACCCCGGTGCTGGTGGGCGCGGGCGACACCCTGCGCCATTTCGGCCTGCCCAGCGATCAGCTGGCGCAGTCGCTTGACCATCTGAGCCTCGGCTATGCCCTGACCTATCTGGTTGGTCTGGTGAGCCTGATCGTCGGCGCCCGCTATATGCCCAAGCTGCAGCATCAGGATCTGCAGACCAGCGCCCAGCAAATCGCCCGCGAGCGCGGCCTCGATACCGATTCCAAACGTAAAGTCTACCTGCCGGTGATCCGCGCCTACCGCGTCGGCCCGGAGCTGGTGGCCTGGGCGGATGGCAAAAATCTGCGCGAACTGGGTATTTACCGCCAGACCGGCTGCTATATTGAACGCATTCGTCGCAACGGCATTCTGGCCAACCCGGACGGCGACGCGGTGCTGCAGATGGGTGACGATATTGCGCTGGTGGGCTACCCGGACGCCCACGCCCGCCTCGACCCGAGCTTCCGCAACGGTAAAGAGGTGTTCGACCGCGATCTGCTCGACATGCGCATCGTCACTGAAGAGATTGTGGTCAAAAACCACAACGCCGTCGGCCGCCGCCTGGCGCAGCTCAAGCTTACCGACCACGGCTGCTTCTTAAACCGGGTTATTCGCAGCCAGATCGAGATGCCTATCGACGATAACGTCGTACTGAACAAAGGCGACGTGCTGCAGGTCAGCGGCGACGCCCGCCGTGTAAAAACCGTGGCCGACCGCATCGGCTTTATCTCCATTCACAGCCAGGTGACCGATCTGCTGGCCTTCTGCGCCTTCTTTATCGTTGGCCTGATGATCGGCATGATCACCTTCCAGTTCAGCTCCTTCAGCTTCGGCATCGGCAACGCCGCCGGCCTGCTGTTCGCCGGCATCATGCTTGGCTTCCTGCGCGCCAACCACCCAACCTTCGGCTATATCCCGCAGGGGGCGCTGAACATGGTGAAAGAGTTTGGTCTGATGGTGTTTATGGCCGGGGTCGGTCTCAGCGCCGGGGCCGGGATCAATAACGGGCTGGGCGCCGTCGGCGGCCAGATGCTGGCGGCAGGGCTTATCGTCAGCCTGGTGCCGGTGGTGATCTGCTTCCTGTTCGGCGCCTACGTGCTGCGCATGAACCGGGCGATGCTGTTCGGCGCCATGATGGGAGCCCGCACCTGCGCCCCGGCGATGGAGATCATCAGCGATACCGCGCGCAGCAATATTCCAGCGCTCGGCTACGCAGGGACCTACGCCATCGCCAACGTGCTGCTTACCCTTGCCGGGACGCTCATCGTGATCATCTGGCCAGGGCTACAATAATTTTTTGAGAAAAAAGCCGTCACAGGCAGAACTTTTTCTCAGGGCATCAGTCATAAGTAATGCCACTGCTTTTCTTTGATGTCCCCATTTTGTGGAGCCCATCAACCCCGCCACTTCGGTTCAAGGTTGATGGGTTTTTTGTTGCCTGAAATTTATACCGTTTAAAATCATGATGTTAGAAGCACTGTTTTTTAACGATGGCGACAAAATGGCGGCAGCGTCAAAGAGAGAGCGCCACCTGTCCTGATTTCATTGGATGCGGCTGAACCGGATTTGACTCTTTTGGCGTTGCAATCGAACGAACAAAAGTTTCATGGGTAACAAAAGTATGGCTGCAGTTAATGTTCTGGCACTGGTTGTAACGCTCTTTGGTCAATGAAGATACCTGAAAACTGCTGCGAGTATGGGCGGCACTTCCACACAGTGGGCAAATCATCATTTTTCGAGTTCTCCCCATTTTTGCTAAATTCACAATAATAATATCGCATTATTCCATTTTTCAAACTTAAAAGTTCTCCATTGTGAAGAATCATTCCATTTCGAGATCATCAACCTTCACTTCAAGCTCAAGACTGGTCGTAAAACCATTATCCGGGCTGACGGTATGTGTCAGAGTCGTAATGGTCCATTCCGCATCATCTATCGGCTGTTTAAAGCCACTGACTTTCACTGGCATTTCCGTGTAGAGATCTGCCCGCCCTTCCGCCAGTTGTAGCGAGAATGACGCAACGCCGCGTTGCAGGCGTTCCCACTGCATTTTCGCCGCTCGTTCAGCATTGCTCCGGTTGGCATAGGTGCGATTAAGTACCAGCACGTTTTCATCTGTACCCACCAGGTAATCGCCCTGCTTCGCTTCCGGCTCTTTCTTCTGCTTCTTAGTCCTGCGCTTACGCTTCACCGTGGTGCTTTCTTTCTTCGCGGGTTCGCGGGTATGCAACCAGCTGGCAATTACGCCCGTATAGGCTCCGCGATCAGCCAGGGTAAAGCGGTGACTGTCGCCGTCCTTGCGTGTGATAGTGATCACTGGCAGTGGTTTACCAGTGGCGCTTTTGCCCTGCCCCTGCCGGATGAATAACAGATTGCCATTTTTCACCGACGCGATGGCACCGTACTGTCGCGCCAGTCGCATCAGAAAACTGCCGTCACTCTCATTAGTCTGGTCTATATGCTCCACGGGCTTATCCGACAGCTCTTTACCCAGTGCCATCTTCAGCTTGTGCCGCGCGGCTATTTCCTTCACCACTTCCCCGATGGTGGTGTTATGCCACGATTTTTCACGGCGGGTATTCAGGGTTTCCCGAAAATCAGCACTTCGCGCCCGGATAGTCAGGCGGTCCGGTGCGCCAGTGTGTTCAATCTCGTCCACCGTGAATGCCCCTTTCGGGAAAAGCAGCTGCCCCTTCCAGCCCAGCGCCAGCGTAATGACCGCACCACGGCGCGGCAGCACGATTTTTCCATCGGCGTCGTCCAGCTCCAGATCAAGCTGGTCCGCTTCAAATCCCCGGTTATCCGTCAGCGTCAGCCCCATCAGGCGGTTGTCCAGCACAGTGGTGATATCCCTGCCTTCAATACTGATGCTGAATGCCGGAGTTTTGTTGCCTTTGTTAAGCAGTTCAGAGCTGAAATTCACGACAGCAGCCCTCCCACCGTTTTACTGATATCGCTTAAGGCAGATGTTGCCGTTCCCTGCAGATTATTCAGTTGCGCACTGAGATCACCGAACATATCGGACAGGGATTCATCCACGCGTTTGAGCGACAGGGTGAACTCAATCCTGCGCGGCATACCGTCGCGGAAAAACTCCGTTTTAGTCTGATTCAGTCCCTCAATCACATACATGCCGTAAATCGTGCCGCTGCCTTCAATCAGGGGCCATGCTTTCCCCTGTTCTGCCATCTGCTCCAGTGCCAGCAACGACAGCCTGCCGCCTGTTATTTCCGGCATAAGAACGCCAGAAAGCGTCAGCATGTCGTTATCCGGTCCCAGAAACTGCGTTGACGGGCGTCGGTTAACCCGGCTGTTAGCCGCATGTCGCCAGCTGCGCTGATACTGCAGCTCCTGATACGGCACGGTGCGCAGCATAAACACGTATAATCCCAGCACCATCATCATGCGTCGTATCCCCCCTGATCGCTGTAGTTACTCCTGGCTTTTGCCTTCAGCCTGCGTTCACGTTCATCAAGCTGGCGGGCCACCTCCCGCGCAATATCCTGCGCACTTTGTCCTGGCTGCGTCTGAATGATGATCTGCGTCGGTGCCTCAATCCGTTGAACGGGCGGCACAGTGGCTGCACGACTCAACATCGCTTCGCCGCCTTTCGCGGGAAGTGCCAACGGATGCAACGGTGGAAGCTCTGCAGGCGCGGCAGCAACACCCATCATTCCGGCAACAACGGCAGCCAGTGCAGCTGTATTTCTCCGGCTGGTCACATTTGCCGGACCGTTAACAATTTCCGGCCCGTTTTCACCGACGATGCCAAACTGCCCGCGCGGGATATAGCCGCCGCTGTCATACATCCCCGCAAAGCCATATCCCCATGATGGAAAACCACCCGATGGCATCATCACTTTACCGTCTGCATTCACCGTCGCAGGTTGCTGACGCGTCACTCTTTCCGGCAGTTTCGCCTTTGCAGCCTCTTTACTGACAATGCCGAGTTTCTCCAGCAACCAGGAAACGCCAGATTTCAGGGAGTCCAGCGGATGCATGACCATATTCAGCCCTTCCGCCAGTGCCTCCCCGAATCTCCGCCCCATTGCCGCTGCACTCTGCAGTTCGGCAGAGGTCGACTTAACGGGCTTCAGCAGATCAGTAAACCAGCCCAACAGCGCCTGCACTTTGTCGCCAATCCACTGGAACACAGGCTTAAGCGGTTCGAACGCTGCACTGATGGGACCTGCCGCCGCTTTGAATCCTTCCACCACGCCACCGAGAAATGCGGTGATGGGTTGCCAGTATTTCCAGACAACCAGTGCCACACCCGCCAGTGCAGTAACCACAAGACCTATCGGACTGAGCAGAGCACCTAACAGACCAGATACGGCATACAGGGCAACGCGCAACATCGCCAGTGGACCAGATGCCAGTACTCGCAGCACCGTGCCTGTGGCAGCCAGCCCGCCGCGTAGTGCTGCCAGTGGATTCATAAACATCACAGCAACCGCACGTAAACCGGATAATCCAGACCGCAACAGTGCAACCGGCGCACCTGCTACAGTTTTCAGGACATTTCCCGTCAGTGATGCCGTGCGGTGCAAAGACGACAACGGCGCAGTAAGTAAACCCGCTGCGTTGCCCGATGAAGCAAGCCCGCGTCGCAGCAGTGCCAGTGGAGCGCCAGCCAGCCAGGACAACGCGCTGCTGGTTCGAGTTACTGCTGCCGTAACGGAAGGTAACGTTTTGATACCCAGCACAGAGAATCCCAGACGGATCACTGCCAGCGGCCCCAGCACTGCAGCCAGCGCCACCGCTAAGGTGCCGAGGCCTACGGTAACCGCAGCCACAACAGCCGCTACTTTCATCAGTGTGCCTGTCAGTTCCGGGTTAGCTTCCACCCAGCGGCGCAACGCCCCCGTAATGCTTTTCACCGTGTACAGAATATCCATCAGCGGCTGGCGCAGCGTTTCGCCCAGGCTGCTGAAGGTGTTCTGCGCTCCGGTTTTAACCAGCAACCACTGAGCAGAAAGTGAGTCCTTGTTGATGTCGGATTCTTTCTGCATGGAACCGAGCGCATCATTGCCCGCTGTCAGTTTTAGCTGGCGCTGCAGTTCCGGCAGGTTGTTTGCCAGTTTCGCCGCGTCATCACCAAACTCTTTACCAAACAACATGGTCATGGCAGACAGACGCTTGTCCTGCGGCAGTGCGTTCACCTTCTCCAGCACACGCTGGATAGTTCCCATCGCATCCTTCGTCATCTGCTTTTCAATCACTTCAGGATTGAGTTTCAGCAGATTCATCCCTTCAAAGAAACTCTTGCTTTGCATGGTGGCAATGGACAATTCACGCACCATCGCGTTTGCTGCACTGGCTGCAACCTCCGGCGCAGCGCCCAGTGTCAGAAAGGTGGAACCCAGTGCCGCCGCTTTACGATAATCCAGACGGTCAGCCACACCGCCCAGACGTTGCATGACATCAATGATGTCCGCCCCTTTCGACATGGCGTTATCATCCAGATAGTTCAGCGCATCGCCGAGCTGTTCAATATTGCGGGTAGGTATTTTGTAGAGCTGGGCGATTTTCCCCAGACTTTCTGACAGTTCATCCGCTGGCAGCTCAAAGGCTGTTGCCGCCTTTGCCGCCGTACTGGCGAAGGCCAGCAGGTCACGTTTCTGGTCTTCCCAGCTGTCGTCAGGGTTTGCGACGTTCATACGCGCACCACCTTCAACCAGTGCAGCGAAGTCCACCGCACCGTTTTCCATCGGCAACTGTTCGCTGGCAGCCTTGATGGCATCCTGCATTTCATAAAAACGTGCAGTGCGGTTGCCATTATCGTCACGCAGACCATTGACCTGCTTTGCCACACCTTTCATGGCATCTTCCATGCTGGTATAGCTTTTTACTGCCGCCATCACTGGTGTCCCCATTGCCAGCCCTGCAGCCGTGGTGGTGGCTCCGGCTCCTGCAATACGATCACGCACCTCCAGCGAACGGGCATAACTGGCACGCGCCGCATTCATCCTGCGCTGAGCTTCCCCCAGTCGCTTCAGCCGCGCCTCCTGTTTCGACAATTCCTGGTTATAACGTGATGTTTCACGGGCTAAACGGGCAGTTGCTCCCGCATCATCGTTCGCAGAAATTCCCGCCCGATACAGTTCTGCACGCACAAGCGCCGTTTGCTTCTGCAAATATTTTTGTTGTTCTTCCAGGCGTTGGACTGCCAGCGTTTGCCGACCTAAAGCCACAAGGTGCCGTTGTGATGGTTGTTCCATCGCTTCCAGCTCAGAACTAAGCAAATTTGCCTTCTGTCTGGCATAGTTCAGCCTGTCGCCTAACCTTTTGTTATCGGCCTGCAGCTTGCGAAATTTTTCCAGGCTGTTACCCGCCTGATTGAGTTGCTTTAATGCGTCACGGGAGTTTCTGATTGCGCCAGCCAGCTCTTTCGAACTGGCCTGTGCAGCACGGAATGGGCGGGTGAGTTTGTCAACCGCATTAAGAATGACCTGCAGGCGCAGGTTATTATCACTCATCGTTGGCCCCGCTTCTCTGAATCGCTTTATACCGCCATTCCAGCACTTCTGTCAGCGGCATAACGTCAGTAACGGATGGCGGCCAGTGAAAAATGGTGGCGATATCTGCCACCAGATCGTCAACCGTCAGGCTGTCGGTAAACCGGCAAGCGCCGACTTCTTCAACAAAAAAGTGACAACCTCAACCGACATGGCAGTGAGATCTGCCGGGTCCATCTCTGCAATTTCCTGTGCGGTCAGTGCCGGGCTGGAGATGCGGGGGAGCACGGTCATCATCGCGTTCACATCCATATCCATAATGGCCTGCAGGCGTGTACCGCGCAGCGCACCGGACTGCGGTTTACGCAGCACAATTTCGGTGATTTCAGTTTTACCACGCTTGATGGGGGTATCCAGTTGAATGGTCTTTTCAGTCTGCTTATCGCTCATTTTGCTGTCCTGTAAATTGGGTCCTGGCGCGGCATTCCGCGCCGTTCAGATACATCAGAGGCCGAGGGCGTTGCGGTGCGCTTCCATCAGGTCCACACCGTCCACAATTTCCACCATGTTGATAAGGTCCACTTCATAGAGCACCTCACCATTGATGGTCAGCTTCGCGTAGCTGTTGGTACTGGTCACTTTGGTGGTGTTGCTTTCGCCCGTCTTCCACTCGCCGGAATCCACTTCTTTGTGACGCCCACGCACGACAAGCTCCACGGCCTGCACTTCCCCGGTATCGTCACGCTGGATAGAGCCGGTAAAGCGCAGTTGGATGCCATCCACCGTGGATTTGCCCATCTGCTTAAACAGCAGCAGTTCAGTACCACCAATGGAAAATTCTGTGTCCAGAGCACTGTCATCAAGCCCCAGATCCACATCCACCGCCCCCGGCATTCCGCCGCCGCGATACTTCTCATATTTGCGGGTGAATTTCGGCAGCGTCAGCGACTCAACGATCCCCTGCCAGTTGTTCCCGTCGTTAAACAGGTTCAGGTGTTTTAATTTGCGTGGTAAAGCCATGTTATCCCCTTACGCGCTGACCTGGCTGGAGAAATTCACCAGGTACTGATCGGTGATGCGCTGACGCAGCATCAGGTTTTCAAGTGGCGGCACTGGCGTGTAGTCGTAGTCGATGGTGAGCTTCCCGGCTTTCAGAGTATCTTTGTCGTTCACCGACTCATCCAGCCAGCAATCACCACCAATGAGATAGCCCTGACTGACCAGGCTGCGCATTTTGGCGCGGATACCTTCGATAATGTCGCGGGCCAACGACGGGTTCAGCGGTTTGTCCACCGCCCACATATGCGCTTCTGCCATTGTGTCCATAAGTACCTGCGCCGTGCGGGTGTAGTTTTCGAAGGCAAAGAGCGGGTCATCACTCAGGCAGCGGGAACCCCAGAAGCGGAAACCGTCTTTGCGGATAAGGGTGGTGACGTCGTTCTGGTTCAGCAGTCCCGCATCTGTTGCCGTGTCCTGCAGATCCCAGAACACATCAGCAGAAATTCCGGTGACACCGTTAACGCCCACGTTGGACAGGCTTTTGTGCCATCCGGTCTGCTCGTCAATTTTAGCGCGCAGACCAAGCGCACGGGCGGTGGCATAAGCCGTTGCTTCGGCATTCAGCACCGTGTCCCAGCCAGTAAAGTCGGGCCAGATCAGCATTCCTTCACGCTGACTGAAGTTTTCACGGTAAGTGATCGCCTCCTGCACTGTCTTGCAGCCATACGCTGACAGGTAAGCAAACCCACGCAGGCTTTGCGCCACGCTCAGCAACTCAGTCGCAACGGCTTTGTTATCGTGGCCTGGCACGCCGAGAATGCGCGGTTTAACGCCGAGCTGTGACTGGGCAGATAACAGAGCTTTCATGCCTGTTTTTTTACCTTCAGCAGTCACTGCGCCGATGATATTAGTTGTGGTTTCTTCTTCCGTTTCACCCTGCGGCACACGCACAACAACGGTCACGGGTTTTGCCTGATCAGCAATTGCATCCAGCGAACGAGCCAGTGTGCCGGACTCGCCCGCCTTACCGCTGGCGGTCAGCACATCGGTCAGCAGGACCGGCTTATTGAGCGGAAACATGGACGCATCAGCATCATCGCCGGTGCAGACCATGCCCACGATAGCGGTGCTCACCGTGGTAATGGATCGGGTGCCATCGTTGACTTCAACAACGCGCACCCCGTGGTGGTAATCCTGGGCCATAAGGCAGTCTCTCCAATTTACAGGGGGTGTGCCTATGTTCTGGTTAATAAGCGCGCGCCGCACGCGCCGGGCTATGTGTGGGGAATGACACAATGGAAAGGACAGAAAAATCCCCGCAGGTGCGGGGACGGGATTAATCTTTGGGCGGCTCAGGCCAGTTAATATCAGGTGCCAGCGATGTATCCACCCGCATCAGCAATACGCGGTATTTTCGCCAGGCATCATAGCGGCTCTTTTCTTCGTCTGTTGCCATATCCAGTTCAACTGCATCCTGCAGGGGTTCGATTTTGGCAGTGGCGCTTTTGATAAGCGCTGCTTTTGTTGCTGTTGCTTCGGCAATTTCTGCAGCTGCTTTCGCCGCCTCATCTGTTACCCATCGCTCACCGTTCCACTTATCATATGGTGTCGATGGCGGGTATATAGTGGTATCAGCAGGATAATCGCCCGGCACGGTAATTTGCTGCTCCGCCCCGGTTCTGATATTCCAGACGGTTTCACCGCGATGATCCGCCAGATATTCCCATCCGGTCAGTTGACTGTTCCGGCAGACAACATAACCTTTTTTTGCTGCCAGTGGCTTGTCCGTACAGGCATTTGCCGGAATGCTGACACCCACCGGAATAAACTCCGTTGTTTGTGACAAATAAACCCTTGTCAGACTGTCATAGTTAAACACCGTAGCCTCTCCTGCCACGACAGCAAATCCATGTTCTAACACTGCGCTCTGCATTATGCGGCCCTCACGATAAAGTTAAATGCAATGTTACGTGGGCGTGTTTCCCCGGCTGTTCTTGATGATGATTGCTTACTGGCATTATATGTTTGATAGTTCCCCCCACCGACTAAATAATCATCACCATTACTGGTTATACCGCTATCTTCTGAATAAGATACCAGGCTCCCTGCGGCTGAACCTTTAGTAACTATGCTATGGAAATGGTCCTGAAACGCATCATTTTGAGACGACATTAAGGCTCTCCCACTATCAACACCTCGCGCATCATCCCACCCACGGATAAATTCTCCGCGCAAATCAGGCAATCTGAGCGATGGATACGCGAGCGCCAGCTTAGGGTACTGCGCAGCAGTAAAAGCTGCGCCATTGCACTTCAGCCAACCAGTGGGGGCTGTCGCAAGAGGCCACGGAACAGGAACACCAACCGGAAGAGCAGAACCAGCCCCCAAACCAAGATTATTCAGAAACGCGGAAATATCGGCGATATCAGAGCCGTTAGCAGATTTATCCATTTTCCCGGCAAGCGCATTGGTCATGGTGGTCGCAAAGTTAGGATCATTTCCTAATGCCTTAGCCAGTTCGTTCAGCGTATCCAGTGCGCCAGGCGATGAGTCCACCAGTGCGGCAATCGCTACCTGCACAAAGGCCGTGGTTGCAAGCTGCGTGGAATTATTGCCTGCCGCCGCCGTCGGCGCTTTTGGCGTGCCAGTGAATGTCGGGCTGGCTTTTGGCGCATACTGCGTATGGGGATCATTAGCGGCGATATGCTTTGCCATCAGGTCATCCACATACACTTTTAGCTCCAGCACCTTGTCATCCACGTATTTGCGGGTTGCCAGCACCACTGCCGGGTCAATTTTGAGGGTAATGTTATCGGTGCTGCTGGTAATCATCACCATACGCACGGTCTGTGTGCGCCCGCTACCCTCAGCCAGCTGCGGCTTGTAACTCTCCGGGCAGTTGCCCACGGCAATCAATGCCCCGGACTCATCAAACAGGCCCACTTCACGTATCCACCAACCGCCCTCGTTTTCAGGGATCACCTGTTCAGCAATAATCTGGCTGCTGTTCTGCGGGTCGATATAGAGCATATTCAGCGCAGCCCGGCGTTTCTCATTTACCAGTGCTGTCTGCTTTGCGTCCGGCGTTGGTAATGTTCCGCCGCCATCGCCGACCGCCATATGGGTAATTTTTAAAGGCACACCGAGCGCGGCGGCGCTGGCAAGTTTCGCCGCGCCAATATCCGTCAGCAGGGTATAAAATTTTGTGCTCATGGATTCACTCTCATTGTGTCAATAACATGGACCGCCCCGCCTTCATGCGCGGTGCCGCCAGAAATAATTGTTTCGTTGATATACGGATAGATCGTGATTTCTTCGCCAAGATAGCTGGCGGCCCCCACCCAATGCGGACCGCTGGTCTGCAGATTGATGGACATGCCGATCATGTGACGGCTACATGGTTTGGCATCGCTTATCAGCCGCTCAAGTTCCAGATAGGTATCTTCAGTGATGCCCTGGTCCTGCACGCCGATATCCAGGCGAAACGTGCCCGGTGTTTCTCCGGTCTGCCACCACTCAATAATGCGGATCAGGAATCCGAACGGTTCCACCACCCGCCGCACGGCACTGGTAGTTCCTTTATGCTGATGAATATAAAAAGCATCCTTCACTACCTGGCGTTTGACGCTTTCTGTCCAGCCCTCGTCCCAGCGATCCACAGAGAACGCCCAGGCGAGATAAGGCAGGAAGCTGACCGGACAGGTAGCCGGATTCCACAAGTCACGCAGCGGCACCTGCAGTTCAGAAATCCCGCTGCAGGTTTGCGCCAGCCGACGCTCCAGTAGTGTTGAACCCGGTGGCAGCAGACTATTCATCCGTTCCTCCATTGGTTACGCTCCACTGCGTACATGCTGCCGCCTGTGTTTTGTTCAGGACCACATCCGCCAGCGGCGAAGCCAGCTCCACACGCTGCACCCCCTCAACATGCAGGGCGGCAAAGATGGCGCTACGGCGAATATCCCGACCAAGCCGCGTCTGACTGGCGATGTACTTCTGCAGGCTGGCTTTTGCCGCTGCCATTACCGGCTCTGCTTCCGGCCCCGGATAGAGAAAAATGGTGGCTTCCACGCGGTACGGGATGATTTCTGCGCTGCGAACCGTAAGACGGTCAGCCACCGGGCGGACGTTCTCACTGTTCAGAGCTTTTTCCACCACGTCCAGCAGGTCTTTTTCTGCCGTTCCGTCGCCTTCGCGGCTCAGGACAGTCAGTACCACCTCTGCAGGTGCCGGACTGGTTGCACTGGCATCCGCCACCCGACCGTCGGCGCTTCGGGCATGAAATTCATAAGCTGCAGTTGGCCCCGCAACTGAAAGTCCTTCAAAGGCTGCAGGCACACGCAGGCGTAACGCTTCATCACTTTCCATCGCAGCCGCAACGGGCGGCACAGCGTTATCATCAGCAGGTATCACCGTCAGGCGTTTCACGTTGTAATTGGCAGCGAGCTGGTCCAGATCGCTCCCTATGGCATAAGCCACCATCACCGCCTGCGCGGCTTCGTTAATGCGCTGGCGCAGAAGCAACTCACGATAAACGTTCTCCTGCAACAATTTTGTAACGGGTTCAGATTCCAGTTCCAGCGTGCGGATCATTGCTTCCTGCTCATCTTTCGGATGAAGCGCCACAAATTCTGCCTTGCGTTCGGCAAGCAGCGTCTCAAAGTCCGGCACATCCACAATCTGCGGTGCAGGCAACTGCGAAAGGTCAATCACTGCCATTCTCTGCTCCTGTTGATACGGAAAGGGACACAGGCACACCGTTATTCCACCGCCCGGTCAGCTCCACCATCATTGAACCGTCAAAATTACTGTTAATAGTGATGGAATCCAGCGTCAGTCGTGGCTCCCAGCGACTCAGTGCCACATACACAGCCGACATGACCTGCAGGCGTAACGCCGGATTTTGTGGCTGATCTATCAGTGCCGACAGCAGGGAACCATATTCACGGCGAGCAATGCGGCTACCCTGCGGCGTCAGCAGAATGTCCCGCACCGACTGGCGCAGATGGTCAATATCAGTAATGGCTTTACCGCTGGTATTGTTCATCCCGCTATAAAGCGTCATACCGGGCCTCCGGTTGTGTCGCCGCCTTTCAGGACGCCAGTATGCTGATGCGCATCAACCACGATCCCGTTAGAACTCATCGCTCCGCCGCCCTGGGTAACGCCACCATTGATCACCACTTCGCTGTTAATGCGCGTGCGGTCAGCCTCCAGTACAAACTCACTGGTTTTCATGGTGATGTTGTCAGCGGCCTCAATGACCATTGATTTGATGCCCCTGACATACCAGCGCCCGGTGGCGGGTTCGTATTCAAACCAGCCACCGTCAGGATGCTCTGTCACGCAGGCGTCCGCCGACGTCGACGGTGGTGCAAACTGATTCGAATAGACAGCGGGCAGCGCAAAGGCGGTCTCCAGATTGCCGCCCAGACTCAGCAGCACCACCTGCTCACCTTCCGATGGTCGCCACCATGTCCGGGCATTCCCGGCACGCAGGGTCAGCCAGCTGATCCAGTTGGTTTCTAAGTCGCCTGTTTTCACCCGGCAAAGCCAGTTTTCCCTGTCCACTTCGGTGACTACACCAGTGCGGATCAGGTTGGTGATAAGGCGCATGATTTCGGTTAGTTGTGCATTCATCCTTCTATAGTTGCAAAGCAAGATTTTTTTTCATCGTTGTGGCAGTGTATGATTTTTGGCACAATTGAATTCTCATATGGAGATGACTGAAATGATCTTTGCTGCACGTTACTTGGTCGAGTTGCCTTATGTCCTCAATATTCCAGATGGTGATTATGATTTTCTATATGAAAATAACCATTTACGCTTAACAGTTCACAACGATTACTATGCACTATTTAAAGATGCAAGCTTATTCCCTCAAACCCTATTAATCGGTACCAGAGAACAACTACTACCACATCACACAAATGAAAGAGGGATAATGAAATGCCGGACTATTATTTCTCTCGCCAACTATTGGGAATGTTTTGACCTTTTAGAAATATCACATGAAGAACTAATCAACTCTATAAGAAACCAAATAAGGAAAGAAGATAACTTCCCATCTGTGGAAGATGCTGAGATGTTCCTATCCAAAATGAGCCAGCAAGATATAGATAAAAAAATAGAGTTAGAGAGAAAAATAAAAACTGCTAGAGAGATATTTCCACCTAAAAGATCAGAGGAATGCATCGGAATAATAAACCACTTTATAAAACAGTATAGAGTTGCCTTTAAAGATCAATTTGCAGACGAGATATCTCTTTATCAAGTTGGCTCAGGATTTACCAACGGAGTGTTACAAGAGCATTATTGCGATGGTATTAAGATAAGTGCAATTCCTTTAGTTGGAGTAATCACCCCATTAATGAGAGAAAGCTGGTATAAACACGATGAAAGTCTCATTGATAATTTCAAAAAACGTTTAATGTCAAATAAATTCAATGAACATCCTGAACTATTATTGATTAGAGCAGACAATCTTGTTCATAAAGGTGCATTTAGATCAGCCGTAATTGAAGCATCAGCAGGCCTTGAAAGCTATATTCTCAGAAAAATTATTAATGCCTTTCATCGCAATGGTATCAATGAATGCCAGACAAAAGAAACATTAAATAAAAACTGGAAGTTCGATGATAGATGTAAAAAAATATTCAAACAACTCTTTAACATCTCTGTACCCGAAATTGCGCCACTTGAGTGGCAGCATGCAAATAAAAACAGGAAAGAATTACGTGACAAAATATCTCATACATCACATGAACCAACAGAGAAAGAAACAAAAGAATTTATAAAAAGCATCAATTTATTAATTGAAAAAATAGACTCATACTTTAAGAAAATTAATGAATCTAACGAATCAAAAAATTTATGATTATCTCTTCTATAATATCAAAATCAGTATCATAAATTCCAAGTAACCTACGTTTAGCATAACGTATCTGTGGCCCCTTACGGCTGACGCGATCGCGCAAGCCGTAATGGTGAACACGGGCAATACGCTGCACCTTGCCTTCAAACTGTACACTGGCAGAGTCGGCGCTGGCGGCAGTTTTCAGGTATTTTGTGGTGCGAAGTTTTGTAAACATCTGTCGTTTGATGCGGCCTTTTTTACTGCGTGCTGTTACCCGTCGCGGTTCATAGCTGCTGCCGTCAGGGTTGCGCTGCATCCTGATGTTCTGCTGCTGTGTCCGGCGCAGTTCCTGCGCCAGCTGGCGCATCATGCGGCTTCTGGCGGCTGGCTCCAGATTCGCCAGCAAGGCACTCAGCCAGTCGTCCACTTTCTGCAGTTCAGCCACGTTTCACCGTCCACATTTCTTCAGGTTCATCAGGTTCCGCTACAGCTTCAACGCTCGACACACTGCCGTCAGTGCTGACCAGCACACGCTCCGTCAGTTGCAGGTTCAGGCTGATATCACAGACATCGTTGCGCAGAATATCCACCTCAAAGGTGAATAATTTTTCCCGTAACGCCGGGTTATTGATGGCATCGGGCTGGTTATCCCTCAGCCACAGCAAAACCGGGGCCATCAGCAGATTCTGGTCGCCGCTGAAATCCTCAATCACCGCGTTCAGGGTGTAACGGTACTCCCACGACATGGAGCTGGCCCCCGTGGCAACCAGCGAACCGTTATCCACAAACAGATGCAGTTTGTCCGGGTTATTGCGGACATAAGGCACCGCTTTATTGAGGGCGTGGCGCAGGGATTGTGGTTTGTTCACTGTTTCGCTCCTGACAGGCAATAATCATGTCCACTTTTTCTGCACAGACCGCCCAGGCAGCCTCCGTTTCATCCAGCAACGCGTTCAGATCACCATTAGTGCGCGGCGTTGCCTGATCCAGCCGACACGGCGTCACTCGCGGACAACCACTGACGGTAAGCCGTACCTCCGGTGAGTGCCGGACGTTCCCGCAGCCGGATAATGTCAGCAGGCAAAGGAGTATCAGCCCAGCGGCGTAAATCCTCGTTCTCACGTTTCAGTTCCTCGATCCGGTGTTGTCGTTGTCTCAGCAGCGCGCTGGTCTGTTCTGCTTCGGCATAGAGCCGCGCCTGCTCCCGGTTATTGGTTTCAGTCAGAATGGACAGGCTAATAAGCTGGCTGTTGCTCTTTGCCAGTGCCTGGCTTTTGCTCTGCAGCTCGCCTACCTGCGTGCTAATGGTCTGGCTGGCATCAGCCAGCCGCCACGTCTGCCAGCCCAGCGCCGCCAGTAATAACGCCAGCACAACCAGCAGCAACCGGTTCATGCTGCTACCTGTTGCGCCATCTGATTACGGGTGATCCAGAAGGCAATAACGGTCAGCAGATAAAAGACCAGGGTAATAGCCCACCCCGCCCAGGCGAGACTTACGACAATCAGCAATCGCATCACCCAACTGATAAATACGTTTTCTTTTCGGGTAATTGTCTTCAGCAAAGATGCCCTTAACTCCTGCCAGAGCGGGCCATTCTTTATTAACGCAGCCAATGCTACCGGAATTACCGCCCATGTCAGCAAACAGGCTACCCAAACGCCGGACGCTGCCAGTACCGGAAAAATCCCCTGCGGATACACCATTGCTGCGATTAACAGCGCCATCCATAACATCAGAAACAGTCCGCTGATTAATTTCTTTTTCATTTCAGTTTGCTCCCTGTAAACACCAGGCCATCTCCCGCGCACGGCGGTTATCCAGCCCCTGATTAAACACACCTTTTACATACACCCAGCGCGGCAACTGTCGGCACGCATCCGCCCAGCGCCGCTGGTTGAGCAATTTCACCAACGTGGAACTGCAGGCATTGCCCGTTCCCACGTTGAAGGCAAACGACACCACCGCGTCATACACCTTCTGCGGCGGCTGTTGCTTCACACACCTTTCCAGCACCCGCTCCACACGTAGCACGTTGGAGATCAGCCCTTCTGCTGCCTGTCGTTCCGTAATGGTTTTGCCGGGAATGACGCCCGACGTATTACCAATGCCGTCGGTCCAGACACCCGCGCTGCACTGATACGGCTGCAGACGACAGCCTTCGTAATCGGCAATCAATTTCAGTCCCTCCACGGAGGTGTGAAGCTGCTGAAAACCCGGCAGCGTGGCAGCAATAGCCAGCACGGTCCCGACAAGGCAGCGTTTAACGATTGATGGATTCATAATCCTCCCGCGAGATCTGCCCGTCGCGCAGAAGCTGGTAGGCTTTGTGTTTGTAGTACCAGTTGATAGCCAGCATCAGCACACCAATCATCAGGCCCCCCAGCGTTGATGCATCCTTGATGGACAAATCGCCCAGCCAGGCCAGCACGACGGCGATGCAATACGTGATAAAGGCGCTGATTCGCTCAAGTGTCATAATTCAGTCCCATAGCTGGACGGTCTGCACGGTGGTGGTGGTCGGAATGTCCGGCAGCTCCACCTGCAGCCCGTGAGGTAAAAAGGGGCCGTGTTCGGCAAGCCCCGGATTTGCCTTCAGTACCTGCTCCGTGACACCCTGTGTACGCCCGTAATGACGCCAGCAAAGCGCGTCCACCGTGTCATACTGATGCGCACGTACTTTCATCAGATAAGCTCCACTGTGCAGTGCGGCGCATCCTGCACCCGGCTGACGGCCCAGCGGGCGTCACGCCACAAATCACCGCTGGCTTCTGCCAGTTCTTCGCCTCGCTTCACACCGGATGCCGTGGCGTCATAGTCCTGGTATCGTTCGTTGAGCATGGCGCGTGCCCAGCAGTAAACCGCGTTGAAATAGTGCTGAATGCGCTCACTTTTCCCGTCCAGCTGTTCTGCCGGAACCTCTGCCAGCGAGGCATACCCCAGCATCTGCTGGCGTCTGCGAAACTCATACAGCTCTGCGTTGACCTCCGAAATTGCCGACAGCGCAACCTGCTTTAAACGCGGCTGCGTCACCGTGCCGTCAGTGCGCATCACGCTGCGAAACTCCGACAGGTCCACATCAGGCCAGAACGGCGTATTTCTGATGATTTCCGCCTGTTCCGGTGCCTGTTCTGGCGCAACAAACTTCATGCTGCTTTCTCCTGAAATAGAGGGCGGTGGACGGGGTTTTGATGTGGCGGTGCCTTTCGCCACCCCGTGCCGCCCGTGCGCGGGGGCACGTTCTGTCAGCGGCTGTCATTGCGCAGTCTGCGCTCCAGCTGCTGTTTGTCTTTTTTCACGCCACAGCGGGGATCGAGCTGTAACGCATGGTTGAGATGATTAAGGGCGGAAGCCGGATTGCTTTCACTCAGGACAGCGCCAATCGCTTTATGCAGACGCGCCCGTGACTGGTCCGGCATATCCAGACCGTCTGTCAGCTCCAGCGTCTGCAGCAACAGATCGGCATCAAAGCCGGTGGCGGCAAGCATTGCGCTCTGCGCTGCATCTGCCATTTCCTCTGCCAGCACGGTCTGCACGTTGCGGTTACCCAGCGGCATCACCCAGCCATGACGCAGGGCATGACGCCCGATCTCCAGCGCCCCGGCATAATCTCCTGCATCAATGCGCCACAGCATCACGTACATCAGCACGTCATCCTGTTGAGCGCCTCCGGCAGCCAGGACGCCCTCCGCCCAGGCGGCATATTTCGGCAGCAGCTCCACCTTTATTTCCGCTTTTTTCACCGTGGACTGAACGCCCTTGAGACGGCGGCGGTCTTCCGCCAGTTGCAGCAGCATCAGGTCATAGCCCGACGCGTGGCGAACACTGCCGCCTTCACGGGCGGCCTGTTCAGCCTGAACGCGCAGGCGATGCTGCCGTGCGGGACTCAGGCTCATAGGTTACGCTCCGGCTTCTGCTGCGGCGGCGCTGAAATCGCCAATCTGGATGTTTTCCACCAGTGCGGCACAGCGGTAGTCCTCAACCACATAGGCTTCGTTAACAGATTCAAAGTTTTCAATCCGGTCACGTTTCGGGTTGTCGATAACTGAACGGCGGCGGGTGTCTTCCTGCCAGTAGATGGACAGGTTATCCAGACGGGTGATCAGCAGCGCATTCGGCGGGAAGAACGGCGCACGCACGGCCTGCAGACCGCCCATGCGTTTCTGACTGATAATCATATCGGCTGCCAGTTTTTCACTGTTTTCCTGCTCTTTGTTGACCAGCGGGAAATACTTGTCAGACAGCAGTTCACGACCGCAAATCACCACCAGATCGTCATCGTCCTGGTAGACCACGTCGATAAGCTCATTAACGGCATCCATCACCACGGCGTCCAGGTTGGCATATTCGCCACCTTTACCGACTTTCACCGCACCCGGTGTGGTTTCACCGCCCGTGGTGGTGCTGCCCATGACGTGATCCGGTGCATCCTCACGGATTTTCTGCAGCCAGCCTTTGTTCACATCCTGCAGCAGCGGGTTTTCGCTGCGGTTGGAGGTTTTCGCACGCTTCACGCCGTTAAAGCCGATCATGATGCGGTCCAGTGCCTGACGTTTCACGATGGCGTTACGGATACGCACCTGGAAATCCTGAAACTTCGCCCACAGGTCCAGCTTCGCGTAGGTCAGCACCGTGTCAAAGTTGGTCTGTTCGCATTTGTATTCCACATCGACCATCAGCGTCGGATCGACAGGTTCACGCTCTTTCGCGGTGGTGTCAGTGGTTCCGGCAATGGTGCTGCCAACACCCAGCCCCAGCAGCTGACCGGACTGCTCAGTCACTGGCGTGACGTTAATCAGCGTCAGGAAAGCGGCGGACTGCTGGATCTGGTCTTCCAGCGTCTGCTGTACAGACGGCTCCACGGTGAACTTGCTGGACAGTTCTTCAACTGCCACACCGTTCAGACGCGCCAGCTGCTGCAGGTAAGCGTTAAAAGCAAAGCGGGTATTCTTCTTCATCGGGTTTTATGCTCCATCAGCAATTGGTCAGAGTGTCAGCGGGGGCGTTACCGCCTGTTGCACGCTGGCGGTAGTCCTGGCGGCAGTCCTCATGGCTCAGCTTGTCCACCAGTTCGTTAAAGGCGGCCTGTTGTGCCTGCAGGGCTGTCTCCAGCTCAGACAGGCGTTCTTCCTGCTCAGACAGGGATTTTTCGGTGCGTGCGCTCAGGTTTTGCTGCTCAGTGGCGACCAGCTCCACGGCCTTATGCACATCAGAGAACCGGGCATCGTCGGACTGCTCTTTTTTGGTGAACAGCGCCGTGACGCGGGCAAACAGGGACGGCTTGTCCTCCTGGATTTCTTCCAGTTCGATCACCGTTTCCTCTGCGGCGGTAAAGAGATTGGCGGGATTCTGCTTGCGGTTTGCCAGCGGGTTATGGGCTGCACTGGCGCTGAATGTCAGCATTTCCGTACCCAGACTGGCTGGATCATCAGTGGCAGCCAGGCCAACCAGGTAGGCTTTGCCCGTATCAGCGAACTTCGGGCTGACTTCCATAGAAGTGAATAATTTCTGGCCTTTTTTCACCAGCTCCACCAGGGACTCCGTTGGCTCAACGTCGGCATACAGCGCCATCTTGCCTGCCAGCGGACCTTCCGTGATTTCTTCAGCAAACAGCGCCGTTACTTTGCCGTAGCGGTTAAAGGTGCTGTCCGGCAGATAAGACTTGATGTGCTCAAGGTTAATCAGCGCGGTATACACTGCCGGGTTGTAGCTGGCTGCCATCTGTTCCAGCCATTCACGCTGGATTTCGCGTCCGTCGGTGGTGGCACCTTCCACCCCGATGCGAAAACGCTTTGCTTTCACTGTCATGAGCCGTGCTCCGTTAGAAAAAACTTACTGGAGCCTTATGGTTGCGGTGATGGGGGCAGTGAAACAATGCGCGGTATTTGTACCGACAACCACACAAACCGCAGGCGGGGAAAGCCTTCATTCAAGGCTGTAGGTTTGTGCCATGAACACCACACTGACACCCGCAGATCTCGATCCCCGTCGGCAGGCCATGCTGCTGTACTTTCAGGGATATCGCGTAGCCCGCATTGCTGAAATGCTGGGCGAGAAAGTTGCAACCGTTCACAGCTGGAAAAAACGCGACAAGTGGAGTGACTATGGGCCGCTGGATCAGATGCAGCTCACCACCGCCGCACGTTACTGCCAGCTCATTATGAAGGAGCACAAAGAAGGGAAAGATTTCAAAGAAATTGACCTGCTGGCGCGCCAGTCGGAGCGCCACGCGCGGATCGGCAAGTTTAACAATGGCGGCAACGAAGCCGACTTAAACCCTAACGTCGCCAACCGCAACAAAGGCCCGCGCCGTCAGCCGGAAAAGAATGTTTTCACCGATGAACAGATTGAGAAGCTGGAAGAAATCTTTCATTCCTCCATGTTCAACTACCAGCGCCACTGGTGGGAAGCCGGAAAAACCAACCGCATCCGCAACCTGCTGAAGTCACGCCAGATCGGCGCGACCTTTTACTTTGCCCGTGAAGCCCTGATTGACGCCCTGCTTACCGGACGTAACCAGATTTTCCTTTCTGCCAGTAAGGCACAGGCGCACGTCTTTAAGCAGTACATCATCGACTTTGCCAAAGAAGTTGAGGTGGAGCTGAAAGGCGATCCTATGGTGCTATCTAATGGCGCAGCATTGTACTTTCTCGGCACCAACGCCCGTACGGCGCAGAGCTACCACGGCAACCTGTACCTTGATGAATATTTCTGGATACCGAAATTCCAGGAACTGCGCAAAGTTGCCTCCGGGATGGCCATTCACAAGAAATGGCGACAAACCTACTTTTCCACGCCGTCCAGCCTGACCCACAGTGCCTATCCGTTCTGGTCCGGTGCGCTGTTTAACCGGGGCCGCGCCAAAGCGGACAAGGTGGATATTGACCTGACCCACAGCAATCTTGCGCGCGGCCTGTTCTGCCCTGACGGACAGTACCGCCAGATCGTCACCGTGGAGGATGCGGTGCGCGGCGGCTGTAACCTGTTCGACCTCGACCAGCTGCGCATGGAGTACAGCCCGGACGAATACCAGAACCTGCTGATGTGCGAATTTATTGACGATTTGGCGTCAGTATTCCCGCTCAGCGAACTGCAGGCGTGCATGGTGGACAGCTGGGAAGTCTGGACCGATTTTCAGGCTCTGGCGCTGCGCCCGTTTGGCTGGCGCGAAGTCTGGATCGGATACGACCCGGCGAAAGGCACGCAGAACGGTGACAGCGCCGGGTGCGTGGTGGTGGCACCGCCAACCGTGCCGGGCGGCAAGTTCCGCATTCTGGAGCGACACCAGTGGCGCGGGATGGACTTCCGCGCCCAGGCTGACGCCATTAAAAAACTGACGCAGCAGTACAACGTGACCTATATCGGCATCGACTCGACCGGCGTCGGTCACGGTGTCTACGAGAACGTGAAAGCGTTCTTTCCTGCCGTGCGGGAGTTTGTCTACAACCCCAACGTCAAAAACGCCCTGGTGCTCAAGGCCTACGACATCATCAGCCACCGCCGTCTGGAGTTTGACGCCGGACACACTGACATTGCGCAGTCCTTTATGGCTATCCGCCGGGCCACCACCGCCAGCGGCAACCGACCTACCTACGAAGCCAGCCGCAGCGAAGAAGCCAGCCACGCAGATTTGGCCTGGGCAACGATGCACGCACTGTTTAACGAACCGCTGCAGGGCGAAGCCGCCAATACCAGCAACATTGTGGAGATTTTCTGATGCACTCAACCCCAACTAACCTCATGACCACCGCCAGCCTGCCTGTAGATCGCCCTTTCTTTGCTTACCAGCATGAATGGAACAGCGGCGCACGCAGCAGAAACCGTGTGCTTACAAAAATACGTCAGGCTGGCGCTGATTTCTTTTTCGCCTACGAAGCCCTGAACGATGCACTGCATACCGGACGCAACCAGATTTTTCTTGGCTGCACCCCGGCATCCGCCCTGACAGTCAAAACCTATATGTCAGCCTTTATAGATCAGGCCGCAACCTGGACACACCTTGGGAAAATAAAATCAGGTAAAGCGCATCTGGAACTACCTAACGGTGCGGTCATTTATTTTATCGGGCCGAAAAGTCTCGCCGCCGCGCTCCATGGAAACGTCTATGTGTCAGAGTATGCCTGGGCGGACTCCCCGAAAAATATGATTGCGCTCGCCAAAAGCCTGTCCATGCACGCGCGCTATCACGCTACCTACTACACCACCCCAAGCCCCACCCCGGAAGCATGGCGGGAATACAAGAAGCTGATTGCCCGCAACAGCACAACCAGCATGATTTTTACCGCTGATGACGCTGCAGCATCCGGGGCAACGCTCGCAACCGGAGCCGCGCTCTTTGATGATGAATGGCTTAATGACATGAAAAAAGAGTTATCAGCAGAGGACTGGAAAATGCTGTTTATGTGCGAATGGCCCCAGACTGACAAGGAGCAGGCGGCATGAGCAAACGTAAAAACAAGAATAACCGCGCAGCAGTAGATCACAACGCAAATTCAGGCGGTGCTGCGGCAGAGGCGTTCAGCTTTGGCGACCCGGTGCCGGTGTTAGACCGACGCGAATTGCTGGACTACGTGGAATGCGTGCAGATGGATCGCTGGTATGAACCGCCGGTGAGCTTTGACGGACTGGCGCGGACCTATCGCGCCGCCGTGCATCACAGCTCACCGATTGCCGTTAAGCGTGACATTCTCAGCAGTACCTATATCCCGCACCGCCTGCTCAGCCAGCAGGCTTTTGCCCGTTTCGTCCAGGATTATCTGGTGTTCGGTAACGCCTATCTGGAAAAGCGCACCAACCGGCTCGGCGGCGTTCTCTCGCTGGAGCCAGCACTGGCGAAGTACACACGGCGCGGCGTGGATCTCGACACCTACTGGTTTGTGCAGTATGGCATGACCACGCAGCCCTATGAATTTACGCAGGGCAACATCTTTCATCTGCTGGAACCGGATATTAATCAGGAGATTTACGGGCTGCCCGGCTATCTCTCCGCCATCCCGTCAACCCTGCTCAACGAGTCAGCAACGCTGTTTCGCCGGAAGTATTACATCAACGGCAGCCACGCGGGTTTCATCATGTACATGACCGACGCAGCACAGAATCAGGAGGACGTGAACAATATCCGCCAGGCAATGAAAAGCGCCAAAGGGCCGGGCAACTTCCGCAACCTGTTTATGTATTCGCCCAACGGTAAAAAGGACGGCATCCAGATAATCCCGTTGTCGGAAGTTGCGGCAAAGGATGAATTTCTGAACATCAAGAACGTGAGCCGTGATGACATGATGGCTGCTCACCGCGTGCCGCCGCAGATGATGGGCATCATTCCCAACAATACCGGCGGCTTTGGTGATGTGGAAAAGGCCAGCCGCGTCTTTGTCCGCAACGAGCTGATGCCGCTGCAGAAGCGACTGCAGGAGCTTAACGACTGGCTGGGCGAAGAAGTGATCCGCTTTGAGCCCTACACCTTAGATATTGAAAACTAATACAGAGAGCGCTTTGCAAAGCGCCCTCTAATTTTCATTCAATACTATCTAGACGACTAACATTCATTTGATTGAGAAAGTCTCTATTAAAACCGAAATGATACCAGTTGCTAGTATTTCGCTGGGCCTCACCCTCTGTCAGCTTTTGAGCCAAAAGTTTACTGTCATCGATTCCGGTAATAACTGCAATACTCTTGAATCCTCTATGCTGTATTGCTCTTGTAAATAGAGGGTATTTCTCATAGTGCCCGGAATACAACAACATTTGCGGGTACCAAAAAATACCGGGATTAATGAAGGATATCATAAGAGCAACAAGATCAGCTTGTTTCAAATCATCGAAAGACACATCATCTCTAGTTGCACTTTGCTTTACTAACTCAGCAACAGGGGAATATAGCCGATAGTTTTCAGGGGACAATTTACTTTGAAGGTAATCAGAGCTTAAATATAATTCACTGTAATTAGCAAACTCCATTCCCGGACTGGTTATATGATCGGGTAGCAAATAAGATGTATGCAGTAATGTATGTACATGCTGGAAAGCTTCAATTTTTATTAAAGCCGCCAAAATATATAAAAACGTTTCATACGCAAAAATCTTATGGGGCAAAAACCATATTTCATTATATGAATTTACATTTTTCGGACGATTTCTAATCGCTAACATTACTTCCATAAACTGTAATAGTGCTTTGGAAAAGTCTTCGCCCTGCGTATCACCCTCAAGTAAAACCCAGTCTGTAATGGCATCCCTAACGGCAATAAGCTCTTTATGAATTTGCAAAACTTCCGCTGCAAAATCTTCAGTAGTTGGGTTTGTTACGACTTGTAGTGAGATACAATAATTTCGGCACACCTCTAAAAATTGCCTTCTGCAATCCTTTAATGTCTGCTTTTGATTTAAGACAGCTGATTTTAAAGTTTGAAATTTTGCATGAATTTCATACGTCGGTTTTGACGTGTCTTGCTCTAAATAAACCGGAGGCTTACCTAATGGTGGCTTAGTAAATTCTGGTTTTCCATAAAGCAACCTGATTAAACGTTCCCAATTATCATTTTCTTTTTCTGGTGTTGAAAAATCAATATAGATTCTAGACTTCAGAAAGATTGGAGTATACGGCTCTCCATTATCTTTGTACTCAAATATTAATGGTATAAATTTGGACTGCGACACGGATGAATATATTTCCTGGGAAATTATCATCGACTCAACACCGACACCATCTTTTCTTAAATCGGCTTTTTCTGAGTATTTTTTATCACAAATTACTAAAACATGTGTAACCGTTTCATCTTGAACCATTCTTTCCATGTAATAATTTTTATCATCCCCTTCTTTCAAGTCATAAATATCTATGACAGTTTCAACTCCATCTGCCGCCAATCGTTCAGCCATATCTTTGATATGTTGCTGATGAGTTTTACTTGACCAACTATAGGATATAAAAACTTTTGGCTGGATCATCCTCTGCCTCCCTTAGGTTTGATGTTTGATTTATATGACAAATATTTTAACAAGTCTAGGGGTTTACCTGTTGCGCGCGCTCGTATCCCCGCCACGCCTGCCCGCTTTATGTAGTGGTTTTCATGCACCTGCATGATCTACGCAAAAGCCCACCAGTTCTGGCGGGCCTTAGCAAAAACGATCCTCAAACGATCATGCGATCTCATGCGGCATAGACATGCACTACAGAGCTAACGTCTCGCAAGGGCTCGTTGTTCAACCTTGCTGACGCCAGAAACAAGTTCAGACGCCAGCAACGTTTCTTAATGCAGCCAGCTGTCGTCTTCCCACACCTTCTGCATAATTTCCATTACCCGCTGCTTATCCTCATCAAGTTTTAAGCCGGTCAACTCGATACCGTTGGCACTGCCTTTGCGAATGCGGATCGCCGTCTTGGGATACAGGGGGCGCAGATTGCGGTAAAGCTCGGATTCAAGGGCGTCCAGTGTAGACTGGCTAATCTTCTGCTCTTTATCGATCATTATTTCAATGCGCATAAAAGTCACCTCAGCTGATGACATCCATTGAGCGGTTGTATTCGTGGGTTCTGATTTTTGCCATGAGTTCATCTGTCAGTTCAGAAACCCACTGCAAAGCCAGCCCCTTCTCTTCATCACTACACTCACTAGCCGCTACAAGCTTAAGAAAAAAATCAATGCGCTGGAGCTTCAAAGACTCCAAAAAATAGTCCTGCATCTTTCCTCCTATGACACCACAAGCAACACTGTATGCATAACCACTGTTTATATTTACAGTATATAATAATCTTACTGATGTAAAACGTTTTTTTACGTTCATCAGCCTGATATGCCTGGTATTATTAAGAGCACGAATTGTTAACCCGCGTAATTAATACAGGTTTCGCCACTTATCATCTTCCTGCAAACGCTGGTTCCGATAGAAGATACGCAGGCCTGCTCCTGACGGAATACTGCCACCGCGAAGGAGCAGATCGACCTCTTTCTCGCTGCCATCAAATCCTCTTGACTTCAGTTCATAGACGAGCTGCTGACGCTGATGCTCTGTAATTCGCTGTTTGTAGTCTTTACGCCGTTTCGGTTTCACCAGGCGTAACCTTGCTGCCAGTTCCCAGCGCTCTTTTTTGCTCATACTGTGCAGGTAATCGTGCAACTCCTTGTCATCCATGCGGGTGATCTCCGTTCTGGTATCCCCATCAGCTGATTTGTCTTTCCCTTGTTGGTTCAAATTTTCAGCAAGGGGACAGTTATTGCCACGAGTCCAAGGGGCGCAAGCGCCCTGGTCGGCTGCCGCCTCCTGAACGTCAACGGCCTTACGAACCATTTTCCACTTCACCGCATGAGTGCAGATCTTGCCCTCTGCAATGGGTGACCAGATGCCATAAATACGAATACCGTGATCGCCATATGCGGTCGGTTCTTCGTTGATTTCATAAGCAGTTCTGATGAGGTGATATTTGCGGGGAACCAGTACGCCGCCCTGCTTCATGATGTAGGTGGCAAAACAACCAGCATCAGCAGCAGCCAGGATTGCATCAAGGCGCGGGTTATCCAGTACCGGCGCACCTGCTTTTTTGTCCCCCTGTTGCCTTGCCGCCTGACCAGCCAGCAATCGCAGTTCACGGTAAGCCTGACGCCCCGGAATGCCAAAGAAGCGGAATTGCTGAACACGATGCAGAGACGCCCAGGCATTAACGTATTCAGCGTTATCACGCAGGGATTTACCCGTTTCCTTGCTGATCTCGCCAGCCAGACCACGCCCGTCAATGTTCTTACTGATGTATTTCGCGATGTAGCTTGTTGGCGTACCTTTGCGCGGGTTTATCAGCTCAGACTTAAAGCGTGGTCCCGTGTTATTACCCAGCTCCTCGCGGTCTTCACGAATGGCAAACTTACGCAACAAAGCAGTAATGGTGCGGCGATCTTTTTTGCGCATAAAACACAACAGGTGCCAGTGAACTGTACCGTCATGATGCGGCTCAGCCACCCGCACGCCATACCAGCGCAATCCGGCTTTGTGCATCGCCTTACGAAATGCAGCAAACATGCCGACCAGATAATCACTGCTTTGTCTTACCGTCGTATTTGTCCAGGTCGGGTTGGGCCTGCCGTTATTTAGCGTGGAATGGAAACGTGACGGACAGGTGATGGTGTAGAAAACGGCGCAGTCACCGCGCATTTCCGCGATAAGCTCCAGGCCTTTAACACAGGCCATCATCTCATTGCGGCGATGCGCAGGGTTGCTGCTGCTGGCGTTTACCACATCCTCCATGTCCAGCGTGTCGCCGTCTTCGTTCACCAGTTCATGAGAACGGAAAAACTCCAGCGACTTACGGCGCTGCTCACGTTTATGCATCATGGCTTCATAGCTGACATAGGGAGATGCTTTTTTGCTGACCAGGCAAACAGCACGCAACTGCTCTTCCCGCCATTCGCAACGCATCTTCCATAATTTCCGGTACCACCAATCGGCGCACAACATACGCGCCAGCGAACCCGGAATGAGTTCATAGGGCACGGGTTTACGGCGGTTTCTTTTCCGGCGGAGTTGCTCAAACGCAGGCGGTATGACATCCAGTCGCAGGGTTTCTGCTGCCACCTTTTCCCATGTCTTGCGGATTTCTTCTGGCTTAACGTCATCGGTGGCATACAAATCGCCACAAGCTGCATCAAGGCACATGCTCATATGCGCAGCAACAAGGGTGGACAGGCGTTTCACCTGCTCCTGACTCATTTCAGGCAGAATCAGCAGGCCGTCCAGCCCTTCATGGCTTGCCATAAAGCGAAAAGAAGTGGATAGCTGACTGTCGCGTACATGCTCCAGCCGTTCCAGACATGGCTTAATCGTCTCACGTAAATAGCGGGAATAAGCCTTTGGCCTGCCAAGGCTGCTGAAGTATTCAATACGTTGCATCAGCGGCCTGCTGATATGGGAAGGCTGGGCGTTAACGTCTGCCAGAATGACCATGTCCGGGTTAAAACGCTGCTGCTCATGCGCCAACTTTGCCCGGCTAATGAACTTATCCTGCTCCATTTCGCGCTGGACAGGATCACGGGATTCATTAAAGAAATAACGCTCCCAAACCTGATCACTCAGTGCCTCGCGGCGCAGTTGTTCCTGCTCGTTATCGGCAGCGTACAGAGTGATCAGGTTTGAAAGCGCAGAAACCGGCGCAACTTCCGCCGGGTCCAGATAAGGGTTAATAGCCTTTTTCGGGCTGTTCCATGAGAATGCTGCGGCGGCCTCGTTAAAGCCGCTGCAGTTGTTCATATCAGCATGGCTCATGCACGCACTCCGTACACGGCAGAACTATCCACGCCACGCGAAGGATCAAATCCCACCCAGCAGCGCGCCCCAGAAACAGCGATGATTTCTGTTGCAGATTTACTCTCGCCAGCCGACACGCCGATGCTGCGTTTTGCCTTGATGTAGTGGTGAGTGAAATTTCGATACAGCGAACGGATCAGGGATGTGTCACTGTTAGAAACAATGACTGGATGACCTTCTGATGATCGATATTCAAGAACAGATGCCAGGTGATACTGGTCATCTTCAGTGAAGCCGTTAGTGTGATAGCCGGAAAACGGCTTTGTTGAATAAATCGAACTTTTGCTGAGTTGAAGGATCAGATCACGCATCTTCCCGACAACGCAGACCGTTCCGTGGCAAAGCAAAAGTTCAGAATCACCAACTGGTCCACCTACAACAAAGCTCTCATCAACCGTGGCTCCCTCACTTTCTGGCTGGATGATGGGGCGATTCAGGCCTGGTATGAGTCGGCAACGCCTTCATCACGGGGAAGGCCCCAGCGCTATTCTGACCTTGCCATCACGACTGTGCTGGTCATTAAACGCGTATTCAGGCTGACCCTGCGCGCTGCGCAGGGCTTTATTGATTCCATTTTTTCTCTGATGAACGTTCCGCTACGCTGCCCGGATTACAGCTGTGTCAGCAGGCGGGCAAAGTCGGTTAACGTCAGTTTCAAAACGTTCACCCGGGGTGAAATCGCGCATCTGGTGATTGATTCCACCGGGCTGAAGGTCTTTGGTGAAGGCGAGTGGAAAGTCAAAAAGCATGGCCAGGAACGCCGTCGTATATGGCGAAAGTTGCATCTGGCAGTTGACAGCAACACACATGAAATCATCTGTGCAGACCTGTCGCTGAACAATGTGACGGACTCAGAAGCCTTCCCGGGTCTTATCCGGCAGACTCACAGAAAAATCAGGGCAGCATCGGCAGACGGCGCTTACGACACCCGGCTCTGTCACGATGAACTGCGGCGTAAGAAAATCAGCGCGCTTATCCCTCCCCGAAAAGGTGCGGGTTACTGGCCCGGTGAATATGCAGACCGTAACCGTGCAGTGGCTAATCAGCGAATGACCGGGAGTAATGCGCGGTGGAAATGGACAACAGATTACAACCGTCGCTCG